AACTTCAAAGGCACTGCTCTTACCGAGCAGACTCCTGCCTTGACCACGACTGCTGCTGACCTCGTTCTTGAGGTTGGCAACCGGCTGTCGCTGGACGTGACCGGTACCACCACCGCCTTGGCTGGTGTGATCCTGACCGTGCTGCTCAAGCGCGTCTAATGGGGCTGTTCGCTTTCCGGCGACTGCGTGACCGCGAGGCTGCCTCTACGGAGGTGGCCTCTCTTTCTATGCCAGAGCCCACTCCTACACTGGACCTAACGGAGCCTGACGATGGCAATCACAATCGTGGCCACGCCAGGCGCGGCCGACGCAAACAGTTACCTGACGCTGGCGGCAGCGCAGGCGATCATTGACGGATTCGTAGAGGATACTGATGTCACAGCATGGGCATCGGCTACCACTGACCAGAAGAACCGGGCACTCTTTACCGCGACCCAACGGTTAGACCGCGAGCGGTTCCTTGGCGCACGTGCGACCGATACGCAGGCGCTGCAGTGGCCGCGTACCGGCGTGCGCAAGCCTGATACCTACATCAATACCTACGCTGTAGGGTTCCCGTTCCGCATCACGACGGACTACTTTACAGATACTGAGATCCCGACGCAGATTCAGTATGCGCAGGTGGTGCTGGCAACGTATCTGCACAACAATCCAGACGGAATTGGCCTGAGCGGACTGGAAGACTACAAGAATGTCAAGATCGGCAGCCTTGATGTGACGCCCAACCTTGGCTATGGCGCCGTTGGTGCTGACAAGGTGCCGCCGATCATGGAGCGATACCTGACAGGGCTTAGAATCAGTGGACCAGGCAACGTTTCAATCCGCCGAAGCTGATCATGGACGACTACAACATTGGCTTTGAGTACATCAGCGATACGGCAGCCCATGCCGGAAGGTTTTACAGGCTCTATGCCGTTGCTGATGCCGTAATCAGCACTGCCACGGTGCAGAATGCAACTGGCAATGCGTTTACATCGGTGCCACTGATGGCTGGCGATTCCATCGATGGCGTGTTCACTAGCGTCACCCTGGCGAGCGGCAAAGTCGTCGCCTACAGGATCTAGCCATGAGCGAGCCTAACTTCTTTGGCATTGACTACTCAATCGGCGCAACCTTTATCGGTGACACCACAGCACGATCAGGTCGCTGGGGCGCGATTCACTTCACGACCAATACTCAGATTGATGCGATCGTTGCGCAAAACTGGGACGGCAGTACGCTATCTGGCCAGTCGTTTAGCGCTGCGACCACGCTATACGGTGTGTTTACCAGCATCAAGTTGCAGAACGGCCACTGCGTCGCATACAAGCTCTGATGGCACTTGCTAGCCCGCTACGCAAGGTTGCCAGCAAGCTGATGGCAAGATTCGGCGGTGTAGCAACAATCCGCCGCGTAACCCTCGGCGCGTACAACACAACTACCGGTACTGCCGCTGAGACAGCGACGGACACCACAGTGCGCGGCGTGTTGGAGGATGTAGCGCTGCGTGAGGTAAATGACCTGATCGAAGCTGGCGATAAGCGATTGATCATCGCCGCAGCAGACACGGCAGCAGTGCCGACAACCGCTGATCGCGTCATCATCAGCAATCGCAGCCTGCAGATAATCGAGGTGCGCACCATCGAACAGGACAATACTCCGATCACCTATGAGCTGATCCTGAGGGACTAATGGCACGCCGGATCCAAGCCCGAGACATCGGCAGGTACTGCGAGGATCAGATGGAAAAGCTGCTGCGTGCAGCGGTGCTAGAAACTGACAGCCTGCTTAAGCAAGCCAGCCCGGTCGACACTGGCAGATTCCGCGCCAGCTGGCAGGTAGGCCAGAACGCAGCACCTGGAGGCATTGCGCCATCCGGCAGCTATCCAGGTGTAACTGCCATTAAGCGCCTTGGCTACCAGAGAGAGAAAGTCGGCAATATCTATTCAGTCCACAACAACCTGCCATATGCCGAGCCGCTAGCCAATGGCAGTAGCAAGCAAGCACCCGATCCCGGATGGGTGCAAGGTATCGCTAAGAATGTGCAAACTAGAGTGCAGGCAGCCGCAGCACGCATCGGCAAGGAGTCATGACAAGCACCTACAACGACATCCGCGCTGCCATCGAAGGACGCATTGCTACGCAGATGGCTGTCGCACCGATATACCCGGTCAGCTATCAAAACGTACCATTTACGCCGCCGAACAATGCACCATGGCTGCAGGCGTTTATCCGTTTTGGCGATAACACCTATGCCACACTGCTAGCGCCATCTACTGGCTTCAACCGGCAGAATGGCGTGCTGACGGTCAATGTGTTTACGCCGCTAGGCGCTGGCACTGCTGCGAACTTCACCATTGCGGAGCGCATCAAGGATCTATTCGACCGGCAAGTGGTCAGCGATATTCACTTCGACGCAGCATCGGGACCGGCGCAGATCACACCACCAGCACCTGCGGCCTACTACCAAACGCAACTTACGATCACGTTTGAAGCGTATGTAGACTGACATCAGTTCTTCCGCTGACTGATGTCTGCCACCGTTCTGTCCGGCACAGCCGGGGCGCTCTATTACAAGCCAGCTGGCACCATTGCCACCTTTGCCGAATCTGGCGTTAATGCCACCACTGACGTGATCACCGTCTCGCCGTTCCTTGGCTTCAAGGTTGGCGACCCGGTGCAGTTCAGTGTGATCAACGTCAACACTGGCGCTGCGGGTTCTGGCACCCTGCCTGGCGGCATCTCTGCGGCCACTACCTACTACGTCATCAGCTACACCGCCAGCACTGGTGCCATGCAGGTGTCTGCCACGCTTGGCGGCTCTAGCGTGGCGATCACCGATGATGGCACGGCTGTAACGCCAAACATCTTTCAGGTGGCATACGACAGCTTCGTGGCGGTAGCCGAGGTGCGCGAGTGGTCGTTTGAAGTGACCCGCGAAGAGATCGACGTTACCACCATCGGCCAGGCCGCTGGTCAGACCGTGCCATTCCGCCGGTACATCAGCGGCTTTGCTGATGGTTCAGGCTCGGCCACCATCTACACCACCAGCGAAGACACCAGCATCGCCAGCCGCTTGGTTGCTGATGTGCTCCAACGGGAGCAGGAGGGCGCCACGATGAAGCTCTACATCGATCGCGTGGTGAGCGGCGGCAGCGTCAGCGATACGCTCAGCCGTTCGATCACGGTGCCCGTTATCCTGACGGCTGCCAACTTCACGGTCAACCCTGACGACGGCCAGTCAATCGAGGTGTCGTTCCGCCCGAGCGATGCGCCTACGTTTGACCTTGTCAAGAGCTGATCACGCAGACACAGAAGCCCTGGTCTTGTACCGGGGCTTTTCCATGCCTACAATCCAATCGTATAGCGTAATTGCATGGCTCGCGCACTTGATCGGCTCAAGAAAGCTGCTCACCTGGTTCCCATCAAGAAAGTCGTCACGCTAAGTGATGGCAGTGAGTTTGAGTTTTACTGCACTCCTCTTACGATGGCCGAGAGGGAGAAGGCGCAGAAGGATGCCGGAAGCGACGAGGCGATTGCCTTTGCGCTGCAACTGCTGATTCAGAAGGCAAAAGACGATGCCGGTCAGCCGCTGTTCAGACCCGGTGAGATCGCTGAACTGAAGAATGAGGTGCGTGATGAAGACTTGCAGATCATGATGCTGGCTGTCATCACAGACAAGAACGATGTGACTGAGGCAGAAGCGGGAAAGTAGCCACTGAGTTAAAGCGTGACTTGTATCTAAGGCTCATGCTTCGCCTGGCTCGTGAGCTGGGCTATACACTCAGCGAATTAAGCCAGCGCATTACAAAGGAAGAGCTGCAGATCTGGGCAGCCTTATTTGAGATCGAAACGCAAGAGCAAGAGGAAGCGGCTAGAAAGAATCGCCGCAGGTAGACTGGCCTCATGCGAGGTCGTCGGTCATGTCTGTAGTTGCCAATATCGCCATCAATGTTGATGGCAAGCAAGCCAAGACGATGCTTGACGAGATCAAGCGCAAGGTAGAAGCCATGAATGGCACTTTCGGCAATGTGCCGGGTGCCACGCAGAAGGTGGGCGGTCTCACCAGCGCCATCGCAGGCATGATCCCGCAGCTTGCCATTGCGGCTACAACAATGGAGGTGCTGCGTCAGAGCGTATCAACGGCATTTGAGCGCGGCGGCGCTGAGCAGAGATTGCGCAACCTCACATCATCAACTGGTGAGTTCAATGCTGCGATTGCATCTGCAACTGGAGCATCAGCCAAGTTCGGCATTTCGCAGACAGAGGCCACGGTGGCATTGGCTGATGTCTATGGTCGATTGAAAGGTGTTGGCTTTGGCCTTAAAGAGACTACCCAGATCTACGAAGGATTCAACGTAGCCGCTAAGCAGTCTGGGATCAGCGGCGCTGATGCTGCCGGTGTATTCTTCCAGCTCAGTCAAGCACTAGGCAAAGGCAAGCTCAATGGTGATGAGTTTGTCAGTGTTTCTGAGCGCATGCCTCAGTTGCTTGATCTGATCGCTCAATCAACAGGCCGGTCGCGCGGCGAGTTGCAGCAGATGGCCCAGCAGGGCCAGATTACGAGCGATGTCCTTTATAGAGCATTGGCAACTGCAGCAGAGGGCTCAGGTGACTTGAATGCAAAGTTGACAGAACAGCAGCGCACCATGGGCAAGTTGACCCAGGTTACAGATCAGCTAAAAGCTCAGATAGGCAATGTATTCGCGCCGGTTGTTGTTGCTGGTGCGCAAGGCTTGGCTGTCATCGGTGAGAAGCTATCCGAATGGTGGGGATACCTTGGAGCGCAAGTGTTCCCCAGGCTGCTTAAGGCGCTTAAGCCAGCCATTGATGAGTTCAGGAAGCTATGGACAGCGATCCCATGGAGCACTATCCTCGGGTACCTGCAAGGATCAATCATCCTTGCGCTGAATAGGATCATCGGTGTAGTCAGGGTGATGGCGCCTATTACTGCGTTCATTGTCCGCAAGTTCCTTGAGCTTTCAAACAATCCGGTCTTTAAGTTCTTTGCTGAACAGGCGGCAAAGTTACTTGAAAAAATGGGCGTCACCAACAATGCAGTAGATGCATTCACTGCCAAGCAAGCCAAGGCACGCAATCAAGTCGCGCAAACTGTTAATGCTTATAGCTCGATGCCGCCCAAGATCGAGGCAGCAGCCGAAAAGAATAAAGGACTGATTGCAGCTACCAATAGCGTGCTGAATAATCTGCGTGCTCAGCAGATTTCACTTGATGCGCACGTTGCATCTCTTGAAAGGGGCGCCAGCGTTACATCGGCAAGATTTACGGCAGAAAAGGCCATTAATGATCTCAGAGGGGTTCAACTGGAGCGTGAGTACCAGTTTGCCAAAACTGCGCAGCAACGATTCAATATTGCAGTTGCGATATTCAATCAACAAGCGCAAGCTGCGGTTATCGAGTATCGCCAAGCACTAGACAACATTCGCCTGGAGAAAATCAAAGGCGAGCTGCAGCTTCGATCCGCTAGGCTTAAATATGATGAGATCCGCGCAGAAGGATTCCTTCAGATCCTGAAAGCAAAGAACGTAGAGGAAGAGACCGCAAAACGCCAGAAGCTAGGGGAAGCACTGCAAGCGCAAAATGCGGTCATAGACTCTACTACCGATCAAGTTGCGGCGAATAAAGAGCTAGTCAGGTATCAGGCAATCACAGCAGAGGCGCAATACAATGCGAAGATCCTTACCGCTCAAACCGCGCTAGAGCAGAAGCTAGTCAGCGATCAAATTGGCTTAACGCAAACCTCAGCGCTAGCGGTGTCTCAAAGCCTGGCGAACGCTTATTCGTCATCGCAGTTTATGGCTCAGGCTACGAGTAGTATCGCTATCAATAGCGACAAGTCTGCAGGCAATTTCATCAGGGTAGCTACCAATGCTGAAGTGGCTGCCACCAAAATCAGGGAAGCAGCCGATGCCCAAGAGCGACTGAATAATTTAAGAGCACAAGCCACAACATCGACAGTCCGAGGAAAGGCCCCGGTCAAGCGCTTTGCCCAAGGTGGCTTCGTAAGCCGCCCGACACTTGGCCTTATCGGTGAAGCTGGCGAATCCGAGTACATCGTGCCTGAATCCAAGGCAGCAGGATTCGTGTCAAATTACCTGTCTGGAGTGCGCGGGGCGTCCGCAGTTGCAGCAACGCCTACCGGATCGGCGGGTGGCAGCACTACGATCAACGTAACCACCGGCCCGGTGATGGAGTTCGACGGCCAGCGCTACGTCACCGTGACCGACATGGAACGCGCCATGCGGTTGACCGCTGAAGGTGTAATCGGCCGACTGCGTACACCATCTGCACGCATCGCGCTGGGCATGGCCCGATGAGAGCGCAAAGCCAATACCTCCGCATCTACGACGCTGCTGGTGTTACCTACCAGCGGTGGCAGAGCTACTACGCCAACACCAGCGTCACATGGTCCAGCGCCAGCTGGAACTACGTGCCGTTCATTGCTGATGGCATCACCGCCGGCAGCAGTGGCACTGAGCAGTCAGTATCCGTCACCGCTGCAGCAACTGGCCTGGTGTTGGATGCGTTCCTCGCTGCCATCAGCGATGGCCGCCTGGTGGATCTCAGCATCTACCAGTTCGATTCCACCATCAACAACAACACACCGCAAGCTGGGCAGGAGCTGGTGGCTGCATACACCGGCCAAGTGGTTGGCGGCAATGGCGGATTGACTAGCCTGACAATACAACTCGGCTCGGCATTGTCTCCCGTTGGAGCACAAGTGCCGCCGCGCCGGTTGACATTGGCGATCATGGGGCAGGGCATCAGGCAGTGAGCTTCCTTTCCTCCAGCGATCCACTGG